AATTGCCTTTGATTGCACTTTCATATCCTCAAAAATAAATTGGTCTGCGGCTTTGACAATCGCATTGACATCCATTGCCAATTCAACTTTTACTTCACTCAATTCCACATTGGAAACTTCTTGAACGGCACTTGATGCCATGAATTTTTCAAACGATGTTTTCATATATGTATAAAACTTATTACCCTGGGAATGTTGCATTTTGTTGGATACGGCGGTCAAGGGCTTGTTGTGTACTCATGTCCGTTGCAACTGTGTACGCCTTGATTGGTTTTTGTTGTTGACTTGCCAAACTCTTTGCAAGTTGTGCCGATGGATCCGCCGAACCACCCACAATTGAAACACTTGGCCCCATGCTTGGTTGTGGTGCTGAATCCGAACTACCTGGGATTGGTGTTGATGCCATCTTCCGAACATTGGCAAATCCCGCTGCGATAATCGCCGCTGCGTTGATATAACCAACGGGTGTTCCCGCACCCAATGCCAATGCCTTGGTTGCCCCCATGTAGGTGTCAATGATTGCCGATGCAATGGCCAATGATTTACCCGCTGCGGTTTCCTCACCAACTGCGGTTGCTATGGATGTTAATGCCCCCGTAACTGCACTTGCCAATGCTTCTTGTTGACTGATTTTTAATGCGGTCAATTCCTTTGCCGACTTCGCTTCAAATGTCGCTTGTTCGGTTGTTTTGACTTTCATATCCGCATCAAACTGCGCTTGTGCTTCCAACTTTTGGTTTAACACATCTTGATACGCTGCGGTGCCTTTTGTCAATTGTGATAACTGGGTGTCAAAATCGGCTTGGCGTTTTTCGTTCAATTCGTTCAATTGTCGGATTTCTTCATCCCTCAATGCTTGTTCCGCTTCCTTAACCGCTTTGAATTTATCGAACTCATTGGTCAACAAATCAGCCCGTTCAATCGCCGCTTCCTTTTCAGCCAATAACGCTTCGTTGGTGATTTCAATTTGGGATAACTTTGATTCGTTGATTGACTTTTGAATGTCCAATGCTTCCTTGCCCAATGATACTTCGTTGGTAAGGGTTTCCGACATCAACCCCGCATACTTTGCCGTTACTCCCGTTAATTCTTGTTGCAATGCCAACAATTCATTTGCTCGGTCTTTATTTGCACCCAACAAATTTTGTTGCATTTGGATAATACCCATTCGGGCTTTGATGTTTTCTTTTTCTTTTTCCTCACCTTCGGCCAATACCCTTTGCAATTCTTTATTCGCTGCCAAACGATCCGCAATGGTTGTGTTTTCATCATCACGCAATTGCCGTTGTTTCTCGGCCATCAAATCGTACTTTTCAACAATACCTTGATACAAGGTTTGCAATCTTTGAATGTTGGCTTCCGCATTGGCCAATACATCTTTGTTATCAAATGCCTTTTTGGTTGCCTTGGCGATTGTATTGAACGATTGTTTTGTGAACTCCACAACATCATTCACAACGCCTTTGATGTTTTCCATCTTCTTGGCGTTTTCCTGTGCTAACTTGACATTTTGTTTTTGCAGTTTATCTATTTCATCCCCAATCTTTTTGGCTTCTTCGGTATCCCCCGTAAATTCATTCCAGTTTTTACGCAATTCAAGGATGGCAAGTTTGGCCGTGTTCGCCCATTGTGTGAACTTATTGAACACCCCATCAATCATGTTTTCTTTGATGAACTTTGCACCGCGTTCAAACGATGCAACCAAATCATCCCACCATACTTTTGGTTCTTTGAATGCCTTAGCAAACCATCCAAACAATGGTTTCAATACCTCAACAACCCCATTCACCACACCTTGCATTACAACCATGGCTTGGTTAAGCAAATCCACCACGGCTTGGTTTTCACTCAATACCGATTTGAAGGTATCCAATACCCCCAACAAGATACCAAATCCCAATCCCGTTTTAACGGCATTCCCCATTGCGGACAATGTTTGTCCAAATGATTTTGCACCTTTACCCGCACGGGCAAAAAGCCCACCCAAACCACCTAAACTTTTTTCCAGGCCATCAATGTTCTTTTCGGCCTTTTTGGTGTCCGCGTTTATCTTAAAATTTATTTCATCCGCCATGATTTGTATGTTCTTTTATATTGTGTAAATACTTGCTTCCAAGTTTGTGCATATTGGTTTTTGCCCTTTGCGATTTCCACCGCATCGGATACCCCGTACCATTCTTGGGATTGTGCTAATTTTATGATTAATGATATCATTTTTTGAGTATTAAAAAGTTGGATTTCAAAATGGTGATGGTGTGCGAACCACCCGTGTACATTTTCCAAACAAATGTTACTTCATCCGTGGGTGCCAAATCCAAAATAGTGTCAATTTGAATACTATGGAAATTTGAATCCGTGGCAGCATATGCCGTGGTGTTGATGCCGTTGATTTGGATTGCATATTCAATTGACTTGTTTCCACTTTGCCCAAACGAAGCCATCGCCGTGAACTTGTATTGGCCACCATCGGTGCATACATATTTTGATGGGTTCAATGTGGCCGTGATGTTCTGCACATACCCGATTGATTCTTCTTCTTCCATTGGGATGGTATCCCAAATTGTAGAATCCGTTGTGCGAGTTGCGGGGTTGTTGTTGTACATCGTGATTTGGTTAAACTGCACGATGGATTGCAAGTTCTCAACTTGATGAACCAATGTCGACACGCTATTTTGGTTGTAGTCCTCATCTTGGTTGGTGTCCAAATAATCTTGGCCGTTGAACTTGTACGAATTCATGATACCTTTTGCAACCGAATAATCCTTCAAATATGTTTCTCCACTTGGTGTTGGCAATGGGTTTGTAAAATCGGGCCGTTGCCCCGTGGTTGTAAACCTCATAATTTCCACATCTGGGTATGTTACCAATTCCAGGTTGGCAATCTCCGTCAACATATCGTATTGGATGGATTGGATTTTGTAGTAATTCGATGAAATGGCGATGGTGTCGTTCAATTCAAGATTCAACCACTCGCCCACGGGTAACACCGCAGTCATTTTAACCACCCTTGATTGCGTTGAATACATACGGGTGAGGTATTCTGTCCAATACAAATCATACATCGTTTTTGTGGGTGCATCGCCACGCAAAGAAAGTTCCAATCCGAACGCATTTGAATAACTATTTGATATTGTTGGATAGTCCGAATAAGGTGTCATCAACGGCATCACGATTTGAATGTTGTTGTTGAAATACCACACATCGGAAACCGATTGTTTACCTCCATAGTAAAACAAGGTGTAATCTTGTTGCACGGGTTTGAAGTCGGTATCCAAAAACACGGGGATGTTCAATTCCGTTTTACGAACTATTTGCCCATTCAAATTGACTTGGTTCATCGCCTGGGGTGCAATCACATGGAATGGTGTTTCAATGTTAAATTCCTCCGTTGGGTAATCAATTAACGGCATGAACTTAATTGATCCGTATTCCCGTTTGTTAATTTGTTTGTAGTACGCATTGGCCAAGCATGTTGATTCTTGGTGGCTCATACTCACATGGCGTGGTATTGGTAATTTGTCGTGCTGAATGTCCTTAATATCCACATACGATGTCCAATTCTTTGTTGTTCCCAACGCCAACCAATCCGCCAAATTGTGGATTTCAATTGTCTTTTCACCCGTTGGAACTAATATGCAGTTGAAACCTTGCAACACCCCATTGATGAAATCTTTGATGGGTTTTTGTGGCATGGCATCTTCCATGCGGATGCTCGTTCCGTTAATACCTTGTGGGGCTTTGTAACACTTAAAAGTGATGGCAATTGTTGACCAACCACCCGTTGCACGATAACGCACCGAAACCACATCCCCCGAATTTAATCTTTGGTTGAAACTTGCCCCCACCGCTGCCGATGTTGTTGTAAATATCAATTGACTTGGTGCAAATTCTTTACGCCCGTTTAGGAAAAAGGCGATTTCCAAACTTTGCAACGCAACACCTGGGGCAATAATACTCAACACATCCAATGAAAACTGATAATAACCCCCTCGGTTACAAGTGTAATCCCCCGTTGTATTGTTGTAGTTCCCCGATGGGTTTGAAACGATGGTTGGGAATATCAATTGGGCGTATGTCAATACTCCCGATGTTGCCGTAAATGTTTGTGGTGAATTGGAAGCATGGCAAGTTCCTGGCAATGTGTATTCGGGATCGTACAATGGCCCCGCCGTTTGCATTGGCAACACATACAAATCATCCATTTCGGGCCTTGTAAGGAATGAACCCGTCAATGTGTATCCAATATCATTGCTATTGAATGCAGTAACCAACATTTCACGAAGGCGAATCGCGGGGCGTAAATCATCCACCTCAACACCCCTTGGTTTTAAGATGTTTCCGTTTACTCCCGTCAATGTGGAATATCTCCATTGTTGGTTGTAATCTGCAATCGGCCATAAAATATCACCACCCAATAAATTTTGATCCCATGAACTCAATATGTTTGTGTAATTGGCCGTGTGTTCGTATTCACTCCAATCAACTTCGTTCATCAATGTTTCGCCCCACGCATCCAACAATTTTTTGGTCGTGCCGTAAAAAATGATGTTGTACAATTGTGGCAACCCATCCTTGAATTTACAACCAATCAATTCAACACGACCTTCAAATACGGGTAATCCGTTGATGAATATGGTTGCGTTTTTACCAATGTTGGGATTCCAACCCACGATGACCATGTTTTCATCAAACCAATTGGCAAAGATTTGGTTGTTAGTGTCCGATGCGGGTATTTGGAAATCTTGGGTGTAATCTGTCCAAATGGTGGCAAGGTTCATCAAGTCCTTTAATTGCCTTGTAAGGGGTACGGATTCATCTTGGAATAAATCCACGGGTACTTGGTAACTGAATGTACCGCCCAACGCTTCCAACTTTTCAATGCAACATTCTTGGCCTTCAATAAATCCCGATGCCGTGCGTTGGTTGTACGCCAACATTATTGGCCCGATGGTATCGGTGTTACTATCTTGGATGGATAATGAAAATCTAATTGCCATTATCGTACTATCTTATTAATTTTTGGTTGGTTGTATTCCATTTGAATGGTGTACAAAATCAACTTTTCGTTTATGCGGGTTTTCTTTTCAAATGTGGTATCAATAATCCTTGCCGACAAAACTTGTGGGCCGTTCACCAATACATTCACCGAATAAAAAATTTGCTCAACCACATCAACATCGTTTTGCGTGATCCAATCCGTGTTTACTGTCATCACCTGGGTACTATTAACCAAATAAGGTGTGGTAATTGGAACGCCGTATGTCCATGATTGTGCAAGGTCGGTTTGTTTGTAAATCGGTTGTGAATACTTTTCACCGCTGATTTGGTTCGTGGTGCGGTGTACTCCGTTAAACAAGAACGAATCATACACCCCGTATTTGTTTAGGAACAAAACATCTTGTTGGCCGTACTTATTTTCACACACAAAATTCAATGGAATCACAATATCATCCCCCGCCTTTACAAAAGTTATGTTGGTTGATGCCGATACTCCACCCGCTGCCAACAATTGTACAATCTCAATACCTTGGATGGCGTTTGCACTTAACCCACTCACCGCGTTTGGCGTGATGGTTGCACTCCCACAAGTGATTGAAGTAACCACAGTTGCATCGTACCACAAATATGCCGTGGTTGTTTCTGCGGTGATGGTAACTTGTGTTTTGTCCGTGTAAACCACTTTTGAAAATCCATCGTTAAACCCTTCCGATGTGTAAGTGTAACCCAATGTAGCCAAAACAACATTGGATGTCGCATACGCCGTGTATGTGGTTGTGGTGCCTACTAAATACACCCCACGCACTTTGACGGCAACACGCATTGCCCCATTCCCGATATTTGGTTTGTATGTGCCGTTAATTAAATAATCCTCGGTCAACATTTGTTCCACCAATTTGTGAATGTCAATCCATCCACGCCCCGAACCATATTGGTCGGGTTTGCGGTTTATTGTCCAATTCGGTGAACCTGGCAATGTCGTTGTGCCACTCCATACATACACATCGCATTGATAATAGAATGAATCTGCGGTGTATAACGCATCGTAAAATTGGTAAATCAATGGGGATTTTGCCCCACATATCGCACTTGGTTGTTCGTTGAATGTCATCGTTTGAATCTTGCTTTTATGTCTTTGGCCATTGCCGTGGTTAATGCCTTATTGAATTGTGGTAATATCTCCTTTCGTGCCATTGTAACAAATGGGAATGGTTCAATACCAAAGTGTTTAATTTTTCTGTTCATCATGAATCGCATTGCGTTTTCATCGGCCTTGCCTTTGAATCGCCCCGTTCCCATATCCCGTGGTTGAATGCGTTTCATCTTTGTCCAATTACGCATCGATGCCAACGGAATGCCCTTGCCTGGCTTTCTTCCGTTCTGCACATAATCGGCCGTCTTGTTCATGGTAATCCCCATGTCCAACCCTTTGGGTGCGGGTTGAATAGAGTTCACCAATTGCCCAGATGCCACATAATTACCACGGAATGTCTTTTTGGATACGGAAATGGGTGTCCAACCTTCACCAACCTTTTTCCACTTGGCACGGATTGATGTTCGTGGGCGTTTTACCTCCAATAAGGTACGACACGCAATCGCCCATTTGTTGGAATACTCCGCAACAACTTGTTCGCTATTTTTATACGCAATCGCCATCCGTAACCCAAGGGTTTATCAATTCGATTCCAACTGTGATTTGGTAACCC